CCGCCTTAGGCTTTCTTGTGGAGGTAAACGCCACCGACTTTGTTATCAAGAACGAACGCATCGTGGTACAGGTCGTAATCGAAAATCCAGTTGTCGGCGGCCTGGTTTTCATCTGGGCTGAAAATCTTAGGAAGTTCATGTTTCTTGACCTGTACAACGGCCTTCGGGTCGATAAGCATGAAATTGATTTCTTTTCCACCGGCACTCTTGGAGTAGTGACCAGCGGCGGAGGCAGTTGCTCCGGCTTCAAGATCGATAGCGGTGTAAAAGCGGGTTTGCGGAACCATGATAACAGGAACTCCGTCAAGATTTGTTACGGCACGATTGACGGTGTTGTCATTACCCAACATGCGAGTAACAGCAGCTTCAAGCGATCCGATGCAGGTATCAGAGAAGAACGCAACGCACTGACTCAGATCAACTTCAGCAGCGCGAATAGCGGCCTTAGCAACGTCCCAGGCGGCCAAAATGGTGGAGCTGGTCAAAGTTGCGCCGCTGGCTGTGCCAATTGAAGACTTACTGGCATACTTTGCGAACCGGTAAGCATCAATTTCAGGCACGACTTTAGTACGCATGAATTCGCCAGCCGTCATACCGAAGGCCATACCCAATGTTTCTTCATCATCCATGCGGGAAACGTGAAAGGCGCGAGCGCGATGGGTTGCCAGGGTCAAAAGCTCCCAAGCACCAACGATTTCGCCTTTGGGATAATCAGCACCGCGAGCCATGTCGCCGAGGCCGCCCATTGTGGTCTTGTAAATTTCCACCACAGGCGTTCCGGCATAGTTAGCAATTTGGCGGTTCGCAGTATCCATACGAGCAGTAACGCTCGATAATTTGTACAGTTCATCCAATACAGGAATGAACTTTTTAGCAAGTTCAAAAGATTGAGTCATTTTATTTTCCTTTTAGACCGGTAGCCCAGCACCCTTGCGAGCTTCTGCAACTACCTTGTCAGAAATTACGGATTGATTGTTACCGCCAGATACGATCTGCGGCGGTTGCACTGCGTCGGCAAACCATCCAGCGTGTACCGGTTTCCAGGGTTCTACCTGTTCTTTTAGACCGGTAAACGTTTCGGTTTTCTCATCGAATAACAGTTTTTCGTCATCCAAATGAGCCTTTGCCGATTTCAATTCCACGTCCTTGATCTTATAGGTTTCTTTCAATTCCTTTTCGAGGGCATGGGAGCGTTTCAGAACAGATACTTGCTTTTGACCATCGACTTGCGCTTGCTCGGCCTTGGTTTTCCATTCGCCAATAGTTTTGTCAACGTCCTCGGGTTTCATTCCTTTAAAACCCTCAATTGTCGTATTGGCTTCTTTAAGCTGAGTTGTCAGGGTCTCTAGCGATAATTGAACAGCAGTGAGATCGGTTTGATGTTTCGTAATATCCTTGCCGTTCTCTGCCATCACTGCATCGATTTGTTCATCGGTTAAGTTCAATGCCTTCAAAGTTTCGCGTTTCATATCTGTTCCTTTTCGTTCTAATTGGATTACGATTTGTTTACACGGTTACGTCCGCATTATCCTAGACAGTTTTACGTTCTGTCAAACGAGAATTCGATACCCTTTGTGTATTTTTTACACTAACAATTATACTACTATTAGGGCGGTAAAATAAGTATGCTTTTTACTTTACGCTCGGAATAATTTCAATATCTATATTGTCTGCATTGTAGACAAAATGCAACCATATACAACCGCGTGGCTTTGGAGGTTTGCCGCTAGTTACATCCCATCCACCAGAGCCATCTCCGAAACTGTCTTTATACCCTGGCGTTCTAATAAAGTGTATTAAATCCTTTTTGATAACACCCATATCGGATAGGCGCTCACGCGCTATAGGTACATAATAAGCATTGTGATCGTGACCGTTTACAACTATATCGGCATCTGGCAAGAAAACCGCCTGTCTATTTGTCGCAATAGTGCCCTTTGTCACCGGACTATCCCCGCCCGAACCATGAAAGTATTTTAAATTACAAGATGCGCGATTTGTCCTGTGCATCGTAAACTGAAAACGTATCCAGCCCCCATAGCCCCCTGCGTAAGTACGGTTTCCATCAGTTCTGTTTTGATTTATACGGTCAACCAAATTGCTGGTCAAATCCAGCCCGCACTTATCTGTTACCGATGTTTCATGATTGCCTTTTCCGAGCAATAAAAACCGCTCTTGATAGGGTTTATAAAACGCATAGTTGTAATTAGTTAGTGCGCCAAAGTAATCCTGCCTACCGACTAATTCCGGTCTTAATTCCGCATAAGACGAACGCTTATCGCCCTTACCCTGCATCGCATCAAATAGATCGCCACAGTCAATAATATGTGCATCCTTTTGTACTGCTTGTTCAAGTTGCCGTTTCTCGAACGCCTGGTCACAAAGCGTTGAGTCATGATGTCTGTCACTTGATAACATAAACCACTTTTCCCAGCCCGCCTTTACACAATTGAACTTCACTATTAGAACATTCCTGCTCTTTTGCTCAATCTCCATTATAGAACACTATCCGTAATCGAAATGTATTTCATTGTATTACCTCCTAGAAATTAGTTGTTTTCTTGTACTAAATACACTTTACGCTCAATACACTTGTTAATTATACTTGCATATTGAACTCGTGTTATATACTCAGTGTATTATGCGTACTGAGTGTATTGTGTTTATAGCACAAGAAACACCGTATTTATATCTGTTCCCTTTCGCGTTGACGATACCAGGTGAAATCCTTTTGTGTATTCATCTGCTTTATAAAATCACGCATTACAGACTGATACTGTTTTACTTTCAATCCTTCGGCGGTTGCATCTTGATTGCCTGCTTCTAATGCAGACACTTGACGCTTGTAATCTCTTATCTTGCGTTCAATTGCTCTTTGAACTTGTGTCGCATCATAGATTGATATTTTCTTACCATTATATTCAATCTGCTTTTTAGCCATATTGTTAAGATCGGCTTTTGAATACGCATTTTCACTAATACCGGGGTAAAAAGGATAGAATGAGTGTCTGCAATTCCAACCACATAACCCCGCACCCGTACCGTAGCCCGTCACTTCGGCAAAGTTAGGATACTTTTTTGTACTACCAGTTCTTGAATACACCTTGCCTTGCCAGCTTGCGTGGTTTGCAGGCCCCGTACCCGTATTACGCGCCCCTATATGAGCGGATACCGCTATTAGATCAACGTCCAATTCATCTGCTCTCGTAGTTTGCAATTTCCCTGTCGTTTGCGTAACGCCGGTCAAAACAGTACGGCGCATGGCTACATCAAGTTGATCTACATGTCCGCTCGCATACTGTATAGTATTCAAACCGTTCTTTGCAACGTCCTTAATCGCCGCCCTGATCGCTTGATCGTATGACATACTACCGCTGCTGACCTGTAGGTATGCAAGGTCGGCAGCATTCAAGAACGCTTGCTGCGCACTGGATGCCGTTGTCATTGTTAAGTTCCGAACTATACCACCGGTCTTTTGCAAGCCTGATATAAGTACGTTTTGCATCGCAGGTGATAAGTTCAAGGGCAACGGGTTTAATCCAGCCGCTTTATAAATGCGATCATCGAATGCGAGCGATTTGACGCCTGCCTTTGCGAACATTTCTTTCAATACGGCTTCGCTCTTACCGGTTATTTTGGATAGTTCTGATATAGCACTCTCGTATGTTTTCCCGCTTTCAATCAATCGTTGCATCTGCCAGGCCGCCGAACTTGTCATATCAAGACTAGCAAGACGGCGAGCAATGTCATTGATGACCGATTGATTGTACTGTTCGTACAAATCAGTTATCGGTACTAACAAGGAATCGAACTGTGCGGCGGTTAGCATTATTTAATAAATCTTTCTAACAACTATCGCATCCTGAATAACGATTTCATTTGGATCGGCATCCGAATGTGTGACATCACTATTTCCGGCAACAATATAAGCGTGCCCTCCTTGTGAAACAATATCTTTATCTGTGTTATAGGAAGCCATTATTGCCGTTGTCCAATTTTCCTCATTTTGTTGCATATCTATATTCCATGCACTCGAACCATTAAGTTGTTGTAGGTTTTTATATTCCTTCGTTCCGAAAAGCGGGAAATCTCTTTCATCTATTCTGTCAGGGTTGTGCATAGAATTGTTGACAAAGTCACCAACAGAACGATCCTTTTCTTCAAATCTAATACCATAATAATTATATTGATCCCCGTTTTGATTTTCCGATTCGATAAAATTTCTTACTTTTTTCTTGAAATCTCCATAGGTTTTTACATTCATATTAGATAAATCTTTTACCTTTTGCATAACAAGGGTTTTTTCGGGAACAAAATTGTCAAAATATTTATCATATTGAGCAGCAAAAATACCCTCGCGCTTATATACTTTCCCGAATTTTTCCAAAGACCATTGTTCATAAGATAACACTCCTGTCTTATCGGACAATCCTGCACCTTTTCTTGCAGCATTTCCAATAGTATCAAGTTGTTCACCTGACCATTGCCCTCCTGTTTCGCTTCCTGCCGGGTCTCTAGGTTGATTAGGATTGTAGGACATAGTTACACTCCTGCGTTCGTACTAAATAAATCCTGCTGCGGTTGTTCGCTTGTAACCAGCGCGAGTTTTTCCATAGCAGTCTTTTGATCTTCTTTGAAATTACGCATTCTCCACTCGATTTTAGACATAATTTGAGAGCCAACTAATTGCAAATCTCCCGCAAATTGTTCTTTCTTGTCAATAACTACGCTGTCATCAAAGTCGTATACAACCGACCATGTACCAACAGGTGACAAACTGTACAAATCAGCATACACATTCATCGCATAGAACAGGTTGTCCAGCGCACTTTGTAACGCTTTCTGCCCGTCCGTTACGGTCGCATAAGTACGCTGCTTGCTTGATACGATCTCAGTAGCGGTTTTATCAACTTCATTCGGGTCTGAAATAGTACCGTATGCAAGCCCGCATAGAAATTCAATCTTTTTTAGTATGCCATTTAGACCACTTTGTATGCTTGCTTCACGGAACTCCGGTGACCACTCATGGAACATTTCCTCATCTGATAATTGCCCGCCTTGTGAGAGCTTCCTATACAACCGCTTATTTGGCAGAACTGATTTACCGTTCGCATCTTTGCCGAACGCTAGTTCATCAACATAGATCGCCCTCTCTCCGCTTTCGAACTCCCAACATAAGTTTGAATACAGGCGGTCAGCTTCTTCAATCTGTTTCATTGCCCTTGAATAACACGAAATCCCTAACGGGCTGGTAACATCAATATTGTTCGCAATAGGATACCGGAAGTATGCATATAAAGGCCGCTCTATATTAAGTACGGTTGCCTCGGGCAGTAAACCGGCCCAAGCGTCAACGTCAGTCAAGGGAACAGACTGCCCAAGCGTACTAATAGTATCGCTTTTAAATGCGCTGTTCTTGATTACGCATTTATCGCCTTGCATTTGATGGTATTCAAGACGCGTGTAATATTTACGGCCAATCGTTTTCGTGTCGCTAAATACGCACGCTGTAATATTACCGTTCTCATCAAATGAAACCGGATAGAATTGGTCTGCTTGTACAAAATCAATACAGATATATTCGCCATTAACATACGGCTTTATCATAAGACCGCCCTTGGCGCAACCGAATTCAATCTTTTGACGTAGACCGAACAACACCTTGTCAAATTGCTTTTGTAAGTACTCCGCTCGCATACTGTCGCTTTCAAAATTGACCTTCATTTCAATCGTAATCATGCGGGCGATTTCAGATGCAATACTGACGGGTAGGTTCATGCTCTTAATATTATTGTCGTTTGCAAGCCACTCGCCTTGATTGATGTACGCATTTGACCATGATTGCAATGCGGTTGTCATTTCCGCACTCAATGCGACGTCAATATTAAGAGCATCCTTCACGTTGGAAGTGTTTATCATTTTGTTTATTTGCTCCCGAATCCATTGTAGGATTTTATTAAACATAAGGCCTCTTTATTGCAGATAAACCAATTGCTTTATGTTACTAATACTTTCCAGCAAGTACATCATTCGTGTCAACAAGTTTACCAGCTTTGTTCCTGCGGCGGTAGCAGGTGGTCGGGCATTGGTCATGCAAAATTGAAATAGTAGGTCATAGCGTTATCATTTTATCAACACAAAACTCACGTTAATCTCGCGAACACAAAGGGGGCCACCTTGGATAATTGGATTGCCGCAGTGGGGTGTAATCCGTCGCCCGTGTTTGCGGCTGCAATTAGCGGGCTGGTGAACGTATCCCAGCAGGGAATATTCTTCGCTGTGCAAGCTGCGGCGATGGCGGTGCGGATGTTACCTTTATCAACGGGTGTTCCACCACCAATATCCGTCCAACGTGGTAGAACGTTCATGAAATAAATTGCTGCGCTGGGGTTGCTGATACGCAGGTTGTCTATGGCAGTTTGTACGATTGTTTGTAGTGCGCCCATATCCCCGGCGTTATTGTCATTTGTACCCGCATGGATGATAATCTTGTCGGCATTGTCGCTTGCGGCGGCAGTAACTTGTCCGGCCAGGTTCGCGGCGATGGTCGCACCATTCGCCGCATGATTGATAATTCCTACCCAGCCGCCGTTGTAGCCCAGGTTTGCCAAATGGTTTTGATAAGTCAGCAGACCGGGGGCGGGCGTACTGATGCTATCGCCAAGAATTGAAATTCGTAACGGTCGAATAAATGCGGTTGAAAGCTGCCTTGCTTCAGCATCGGTAGGTTCACGGTTCATACTGAAAACATCCGACATCCATCCATGCCAGCGCAAGGTTCCACCGTTATGGCCTAACAGTGCCGTTGCCGGTGTTCCTGCCCATGTGCCAAGGTTGAGCGACACGCTTGCGCGTGCGCCGTTGATCCAGCCGATCATGCGCTCGTTGGCCTTTGACCACGAAAGCATCCAGTGGAACCAGCCGCTATTATTCATGTAATATGGCGTGTTTTCCTGCGTTCCACCCGCCTTGTACAAAAATTGGAATGTGTTGTTGAGCGCGGTAGTCTCACGGCCTGCCAGTAAGTTATTATTGGCATCCGCACTGATATAAGCCAGGTATCGGGCTGTTGCATCTTCCCACACACCAGCATCTGTCACTTTGGCAAACCCACCAATCGCGCCTTCTGCGCCTGTAAATGCGTTCTTGAAAGCCGCGGGCAGGGTGATGCTGCTTGTTGCGAACAATGGGCAGGGTTTATTATTTGGGCTTTGAACATTTGCGAGTGCGAGGCCACTCGATGTGCCATTTCTGCCATTTTTGATGTCAATTACATTTGTTCCGCTGGTTTCGTCTAGGAGATAATACGATAAAAAAGACTCGCCAATTATTTGGATAATCCTTTGTGAATAAACACTATTGTTCTCGCCAAACATCCCAAATTCACTCCTTCTTCTTAACATAATTCACCTCCATAAATAAAATCATGCTAATCAATGAACTCGCCTTTGATAGTCAAAGTAAGAGTGGTTGTATTGGGTGTAGTTGTAGCAATGGCCTTGAGATAAGCATATAGGGTTGTTGCAGTACAAGTAAACTCAAATCCAACACTTCTTAAAGTAACCACATTGAAAGCACTTGCGGGAGCAAGATAATCTGTTGTTGCAATCGGAATAACGCCCTTGCACATTGCAACATCAGCGGCCACTAAGGTAAATACAGCATTATCAGCAGCCGGAGTAGCAATGTCTGATGCAAAGAACCACAATTCGTATGCAAGTGCTGCGACCCCAGAAAGTGTAATCGTATGAATTACAGATCGTTTACCAGCAGCAGACGAAGCGTTTGCAAATGTAATTAAACCACCAACAACGTCATTAATTGAATATGCGCCATTTGTAATCGTCAAGGTAACAGGAATTGAAAAACCGGTTCCTTTAACCGGAACGGGTGATGCCCGAAGTTGAGTATCTGTAAGTCCGTCAGTTAAGGGCGTAACTTCAACTCCGCTCGAATTATATTGAATAACTTCTGTTAAGTTCATTCCGTTCGATGTAATCTTGGTCATTTTATTGCTCCTTTTATAGTACGGTTTTCATTGTTCTAATACGGGCCAAAAGACTGACCCTGATTGAATTTCAGTTGCAACCGGTACGGGGGTCGCTGTAATTACGATTATTTTTGTAGAGTTTGATAAGAACGCATATAATGCAATCATTAGGACGAGCCAAATTAGAGCAAGTATTACAATCGTCTTGATTTTATTTAACATCGCTCTTTGCTCCTCTTTTCCTGCTTTCTGTTCCCGTTTTAGCCCGCATATCAGATACGGCATTATTTAAGACCGATAGCGTGCTATCTTGCCTTGTTAAGATCAAAGTCTGGTTTGTTAGTATGCTCTGAATGTTAGAGTTCGTCTGCACCATAGAGAGCGCTAACGTTTGTGTAGCTTCTGAAATTTTACGGGTTTCAATCAATCGTTCCCGTTCTATTTCACGATGGAAATTATGATCGGCTTCAAGTTCTTTCAACTTTGCAAGCTGCTCTAATTCCATATCTTTGCGAGCGTCTTCAATGGCTTTCAATTTAGCCGGTATTAACTTTGAATAGATCAAAGGCCATAATTCCTTGTATGCAAAGTACATCACAAGTCCTATCCATCCGCCGTAAGTTTCGGTAAAGAACTTAATATCCATATTATTGACCCCGTACCTTCCAGATCAAATTCGTACGATACCGAATTTCATCTATGCAGTGATTGTTATTATCTGGATACGAACTAATATAATTACCGTCCTTATCCTGCTCGTACTCATAAGACGAGAACTCGTCTGCATGTACAGGACAGCGAACGGGATCAATGATAATTTCGGTCAAACCTTGTAACCATTTTATTGAATACGCGACTGATTCGGGTCCTTTTTCTGCTCCGCGAATGGTTGCGCCGTACTCACGAAAGTCCGCTATTGACTTCGGCTCCGCACTATCCGCAATGATAAGTTCGGTGTTTGAGTACAATTTATCTTCAACGAGTTTGTCATATGCAGCACGGTTGCTTAGTTTGTTAGCAACGAACTCGTCAAAGATGTATAACTTGCGTCTGTTTGCATCATAGTGTGATTTACCCCACGCGAATGGGTCAGGATAGTAACCCCAGTCAACGCCCTGCCCTACATGGTCAAATTGTGCAATTTCATCATCTGATATAGTACGCAAGACGGTATTTTCAAACACCTGTCCACCGTACCCATTCGCAATGCCTAGGTACTCATGATCGTATGCACGCGGGTTGACTTCTTTTAGATGCTCCGCTTCTTCCAGCCAGGGCTTTCCCAGCCATTCAACAGGTACGGTTAAGTACGAACTTGAATGAACTAATCGGTTTGGCTTTGGAATTAATATCTCTTTATTAGCCCAATTAGCGGACGTGCGAGGCGGATTGAACGTTTTAAACATGATGGCATCTTCACCGCCGCGTAGCGCCGACTGTACTATATTGCGAACGGCTTCCGGCCCGTGAAATTGGTCTAATTCTTCAAACCATAACCACGCAATGTAACCGAACTCAGGTTTGATTGATTTGATGTTAGCAGGGTCATCAGCACCCCGGAAGTATATCTTTTGCTTTGTAGGTAAGTATTCGATCTCTAACGGTGAAACCGTACACTTGAAGTACTCTTGTAATCCCAACTCGTTGATAGCCCACTTGATCTGACCAAACACGCTATCTCTAATCGTGTCCTTAATTTGCCTTAGAACTAGACCGTGCGTATTCGGATTGTTAATAATTAACCACGGGAACACTTCTGATACAAACGAACTTTTAGTGCTACCACGCCCGCCTTTTAGAACGTACTCTGTATACCGCCTGTCCTTTATCGCCCTGTATACAGGAAAGAATTCAGGAGCAATAATGTCAGCGGGAAGGCTCGATAGGATAACCGGATTCTTATTTTGATTTGTTTCATCAAGTTTGTACTTTCCGTAAATACGGGCTATTTTATCGACTGCCGCTATCTGTTCGTACTCTTCTGTTTCACTATTACCAAGAGAGCTTGTTTTTACAATACGCTTCGTAGGTACTTCCCCACGCGCCATCTTATCGAGCAACGTAACAGCCTCGTCGGATGACATACGGGATTGTGCTATGCGAACCTGTATTTCAGCCTTGATATTAACGTTAGTTAACAGGTTACAAGATAAAACCCTTGCGCTTTCTATTTTTGATTTAGGATATGCAATCAAATACGCCTGCGTAGCATTCCAGGATTTTAGGTACTCATCAATGAAAATCCTGTGCCGCGCAAGCATACGAACGGGTTTTACTTGTATTTGATTGTCAGTCATGTAAAACCGGTCTTACATTATTTCAATCCGCGAGCGCGAAGCTCTGGGGTAACACCGAAGAATTGTAATGCAGACAGAACTAAGGCAAGGATACCCTCGGCAGGGTAGCCGTACTGTGCTGGCACTACGTTGAATGAAATCAGCACTGCCAGGATACCGGCGATTGCAAACGATACGGCTTTCCAGAATGCAAGTGATTTGAATTGAATAGGCATGGTTAGAACTCCTTATGTAGTACGGTTTGATAGGTTCGTGTTTAAATTACACTATCTATTATAACATGAGTACGAGCAACAAAATACGGGTTTCTTGTACAATGTACACAATACACTCAATACGCTCAATACACTTAGTGTAATTAAAAGGTCTAATATACAAGTGTGCAAGCAAGCGAATATGTACTGAGTGTATTATGTGTATTGTGTATTGTGTACAAGAAATGGACGTTTTTTCACTGGAGTAAATCAAATCTGTCAATCCACTGTTGCCAATTCCACTTTCCAGGACGCTCGGCAGGCCAGTTCATTACTATTGCATCCCACGGAACCGCCGTGTAGGGTACAATAAAAACAACAGGCTTTTCAACCATAATTACCAGTATGTAAAAATCTGTATAATTACACTTATCTCTTTTCTTAGAACCAAAAGAATATCCCGCCGGGCGTCTTGTCCAGGCAGATTTTACATCAATTCTTAACCTGTTTTCGGTAAAAATATCGAACGGGTGTCTAGGTTGCATAAGATGATTTTCTATCCCGTGTTCTTTTAGTAGATTAGAAATATAAATTTCAGCCTGCGTCCCGCGTTTTGCCTTATCCGAATTTCCAATCAATCTATCGTTCATTGCATATCTCCTCTTGCTAATTATAAAATTAATAATCCGAACATTAGAAAACTCACATACTATTTTAATGTTGCTCTAATGTTCGCGCATTATACTTGTTTTATAAATACAGTGTAAAACAGAACATTAAAAAACAAACAGTTTCAAGCCAGCGCCAAACGTCACGTCATACAGGGCTGAAAGCGGAGCGGAATACAATACCTCCCTCGGTCGCGCGGGTAAGATGAAACGGTTTCATAAAACGGAAAGCCAAGTACATACTTTGAAGAGCGTGGTAGTACAGCAAGCTACCATCAACGCTCGGGCGACCCGGCGGAGAGCCGGAAACAAAGTGCTAAGATGGCGGGAATGGCGAGAACATAACTGTTGAACTTGCCCCAACCATAGATGGTACGCTTACCCCGAACAGGGTTTAGGTATCTCGATCTTCTGAAAACAGCCAGTAGTAAGCAAAGTTAGAACGGCAAGTACGGGTAGAGCGAAAGCTCACTGTAAGGGCGAAAATAAGTAGCCCTTTCTGTTACAAATGTAATTATTATCAGACCGGTCGGTGACGGTTAGTACGCTAAATAGAGCGTTCTAATTTTACGCTTCGAAAGTGTAGCGGTCTGTTTTGTGCGCTCAAGAACGTATACTCAAAAAGGAGATATTATGAAAGCAAACGATATGGCAACGAAAATTGCAAGCATCCTGGAAGATGTAAGCCAGGACGATAATTACACCGATACTGTACGGGTTGTATTCGGTACAGATACGGGCTTCGATGTTTTTGACAAGGACGCCAATTTGTTTCACGTTGAAGTAACAGCGGTTTCACAGTAGCGAGTTCACTATGCGAGCAGGTGTTTTGCTATGACTGTGAGACCGATAAGGACGATACCGGAGAATGTGGCTTGCAATGAGTACGGGTTACGATGCGTTGTCAGATCAAGTTCTCCTCTGGTTAGTGTAGCTATCTAGTGCAAGCGGTAAGCATACAAGGCAGTCTGGTGAGCGGTCTTGTAATCTGACGTTCAAGTCGTCAGGATAGTCATTGTACGGTCAGGATGCAGCACGACGGCGCGTGCTTATGGTTCAGTGTCATATGCACCAAAACCTGATTGGCGGTAAACAATCCGCCTAGCCCGGAAGGGTTAATTGCAGGTTCGAATCCTGCCATCTTGATTTATACCGCCCTACACGTGACACAAGCCAATGCGAACGCCGAGCCAATTACAGTCTCCGTGAACTCGGAGCAGGTTGCGTTTAGGCTAGACGGTAGGGCGGTATTATTTAATACGGTCAACTTGAGGGAATGTCATGTTAGACAAGCTGCTTTTCGCTTTGATAAGAAAACCCGCCGAACTTACGTGCGGAGTGTGGTTCCTAATTGCCATTATCGTTATGGGAACAATCGTTTTTATGCAAAGATAAAAACCCAAAAGGAGGACGAAATGAAAACTGTCAAAAAGTACATTGCGGCTCTGCTTTTAATAGCAAAGATATTCTGCGGAGACGGTCGGTATGACCGATTTGACAAAATGATTGCAAATGAATTCTATTCGACCATACCGGGATTTGATTTTATTGCCGGTTTGTCAGAATACGGCATGAACGAAGTCAACCCCGATCCGAAATGCGATTTGGTTCATTGGTTGTTGAACTTGCCACCATACGATGAACGAGGTGTAAAATGACACAGACTTTTACCAGGTTGGGTTTTGTGGCAATGATTATCGTGGCTCTTCTCACGACCTTATTTTATGCAGTAACTCCCGTTCCCTCTGCGATAAAGAACACGGCGAACGACCTAACTACAGACGCCGAATACATCGCCCTGGAAACATCACTCTATGCAACCGTAAGCCTGCCTGTCGGTCAACTCGTTTCCCATGCAACCGAAAAACACGGAGACGCTGCCATAAGGGCGGAAGAGTGTGCGGCCAGGCCAGACCTAACATTATACAGGTCTGACGATGGGCACTTTGTAGATATTTGCAAAACGAGCGCAGGCTTATTTGGTATATTTGTTTATGTAATTGAAAACAATATGAAGATGGAACGTACTGCATTGGAAAAAGAAAAAATGAACCGACTAGGACAAGTTATCAAAAACCTAATCAACGGTCATTATTCACCCGACTTACCGTTCGGAACGCCAGGGATAATCATTCCGTAATATAAGTACGGTGTGGTTTCAGGAAACCATAAATCGTTGTGATGCTAAATCAACAGCCGTACTAATGTAGCAGGCCAGAGAATGAGAGCGGCAGGCAATCGCTTACAAGCCGGGATACGCAAAGTAAGTGCTGCAACTCTGCTATTTAGTTCTTATATAATGTTCTTTTCTTGAAACCCGTCAAGGGCTATGCGGGCACGTATGGCTATCAATTCAAGTGCTTGACTTTGGTTGCGTTAGTCGGGACAACCCCGCATCTTACCGGAGCACTTGATGTCGATGTAAGAAACCGGTCTAATACTTGACGGGTTTTCAGAACAGAACATTAGAACGAAAGGATAATAAAATGTTGCAATCGCAGCTAGAAGATATTGCAGAAAATATTGTCGATAGGTTGTTCCCTGTTCGCAATGGCAAAAAAGTTGAGCGACTCGCCTTTGATTGGGATAATGATGAAGGCGGCAATATAGGAATAACCCCTGACGTCGTTAGGGAAATTGTCATAGATGCTATCTTGAATGGACTTGGTGTAACCAGCAAATAGTTCGGTTTTATAATACTCAAAAAGGAGATTAATATGCCATTGCTTGTAAAAGCCGGAACAATAACTGTAATAATCCTCTGGATTCTTTGTATGGTATTACTCGCTGTAAGGTCAGGGGGCGTACTATGATTACGTTCTTGCCATACCCAGATTTCAGACAGTCGGCAGAATGCTTGGACTGGCAGCACGCACACAACCGATTGAATAACCAGATCAACGAAGGCATTGTAATATTACGGTCTAATTTAGGACTGTATCCAACGAAGAACGGAGTCGTACCTTGGATCAATCACCCAGCAGTCTTAATGTGGAATAAGTACGAATTCAGCTTACTTCAATATATAAGCGTATGTCATACAACATGGGAAATAAAGAAGCATTACATGGATGCGGAACGATGGCTCGCTATCAATAAATTGTACGAGGTAGCGAGAGAAAAGAAGTGCAATTCTGATAATCCGCCGTGGTTAGGAGATCTTGCTTTCCATTCCTCTCACCGCTCTGTATTACTTGCTAAAATGCCCTTATGGTACGGGCAGTTTGGATGGACTGAAAAACCGGCTGTTAAGAACGATAAGGGCAAATGGCCATATGTATGGCCGGTAAAAGCAGATTAGACCGATGCAGTCTAATAAGTTAAATACCGCAGCAGTTAATACTATAGTTAGGTGCTAATCTTATGCCAGAATGCAAGCACGACGAAGTTAAATTTATTAGATATGGGTGCTCATACCCAGGCATTGGTGTAACTCGCTGGTTTGGTGAGCGTACAAGGTGCAATGCGTTTTTGTCTTATCCATCACGCTGAGAGATACAAAATCGAATAAAGACCGAGTGACATTATTGCCAGAAGCCGTGGTGCCAGCATTGAAACTACATCTGGCGAAGGTAAAAGCGCAACACCAAGAAGACTTGGCAAATGGTTATGGCGAAGTGGAATTACCTTATGCCCTGGCTGGGAAATACCCAAGAGCAGCTTATGAATGGGGCTGGCAATATGTTTTCCCGGCAGCAGGATTTTCGACAGATCCGCGCAGTGGGCACGTGCGCAGACATCATATTTTTGAGACAAGCCTGCAAAAGGCAGTTTGCCAGGCGGCGAGAAAGGCAAGGATCGAGAAGCCAGTCCATCCCCATATTTTGCGGCATTGTTTTGCAACACACCTGGCACGGCGCGGTGTGGATATTCGAACGATCCAGGAATTGCGGCACACGCCGCTAAAACTAACCGTTAGCCAGATAAAAGGTGTCTTATGTCTCGCACAAAAAAACCATGCCCAAGTTGCAAAGAGAAGCAAATCTGGTACAGAGATGCCGATGATATTTGCGAGAATTGCAAAAGAGATAAAAAGCGTCTCGCATATCTTGAAGAAGCATTTGCAAAAATAAACGGCGAAACCGTCAAGGTTTATTATTCTGCGGCTCCTCACTGGAATCAGTATTTCCATACTCACGAAAGTGGAAGCAGTGGAAAAAATGGCCGTAAATTGCAAGACGCATTTTATAAATTAGCCGAAGCAATATCAAGTCCATACACCGGCGAAGAATTTGAAGGCACATTGTCTTTACTTGGCGAAGGGTCGGGGTCAAGTAGTGGCTACGGTTCTGGAAAGCGTGGAACAGTCAGGCGCGATGTTGCCGAAGCCTTTATTGAGTTGCATCAATGTATTCAGCCGATTCTCGATGATGTGCATAAAGACAGTTACCAGCAAGGTAATAATCTGCTGCTGCGCTTGGCAAGCGGAGATTTATCACCAAATGACTATCTCGTAAAATCTGGCTAACACCGCGTCCACCGGACAAGAGCGCGATTCGGCTTACAAAAAAGGAACTTAATAATGAATAATAGCATTATGGTACGGTCTAATTCACATCAATCAAATGCGATAAGTACGTGTTCTGGTTGCTGTAAAAGCGCAGCCTATACAATTGAAATCGAAAAGCATGATGTAAGTCCGCACGGAACAGAAACGGTCATCCGGGTAAAAACGCTGCCTTTATGCTTTACGTGCTTACAAGAACTAAAACGGGCAATACAGGACGTATTGAATTCAGAAATGGCATAAGATCAATAATCCAAAAAGAGGTACTCATGATTTCAAAATACTACGGCTTTTGCGTTGCTTGCAAAAACAAAATAATGCCCGGTGATGACATAAAAAAGAACGTCGAAACCGGGAAGTGGAATTTGCATACAGACTGCCAGGCAAGCAAAGCGGAGCATAAGAGTGTCTTTATAGATCGCTTGCATAATAAGACCGACGTGAGTACGGTTGATTTGGGCAGTGCTATCGCCGAAGTAGAAAGCCGCTCTTATGTTGAAGATACCGGGCAGAGTTTTACTGGTAAAACCGATTTCATTCCCAGCCATTTTCAAGAGGCAATTTATGACTTTATCAAACTACCGTATCAAATTGCACTTGACTTATACGGTACGGCAAACGCGATAATTGAAGCCGTTGCCGGATCGGGCAAAACGACTACAATTGTCAAAGCACTGGAACTAACTCAGGTTAATAGCAAGGTTGCTTTTCTTGCATTCAATAAGCACATTGCAACAGAACTAAAAAGACGCTGTCCGGAGCATGTTCATGTGAGTACGTTGCATTCACTTGGATATGCTTTATTGCGCGCTTGCTATGGGAACATCGAGGTTAATGAAGATAAGACCGGTCTTATTATGGAAAGCATTTGGCCGGTATCAAGATACAGAAAAGCGTTTGGCTGTACTACGGATTTGCTGGTTAACAACCAAAGAGTTGAAATACCTAATTCGGAACGCACCGCAAATCGGCAGAAAAGGTCAGTTGCCCGTAAAATCGTCGCACTTATAAAAGCAACCTTGACCGACGAAACAAACCCAATAGCCTTGTACGAAATGTGTGAACAATACGGCATTGACGCGAATGGAGATATGCCAGAAATTCTAAACAAAATGCCTGACATTATCGAAGCCTGCAAAGATACAACCGTAATTGATTACGATGATATGATTTGGTTGCCGGTAGTAAACAAGCGGCTCGCATTGAATACGGAGAAGTTCGATTGGTTGTTCGTCGATGAAGCGCAAGATTTGAACAAGTGTCAGATCGCATTCTTGATGAACTCGGTACGGACGGACGGGCGCATTATTGCAGTGGGAGACCGTAGACAAAGCTTGTACGGTTTCAGGGGAGCGGATGTACTTGCAATACCCAGGCTTATTGAAATGTTAAAGGCAAAAGTGCTGCCTTTATCGATCTCATACCGTTGCCCGCGCGCTGTTGTGGAACGGGCTAAAACAATAGTGCCACAAATTGAAGCAAGTGATACCGCTATACAAGGCGAGATAATACCGATTGAGTACAAAGACTTCCTGTTAGAAGTGCAACCGGGCGACATGGTAGTATGTAGAACGAACGCCCCGTTAGTACGGCCTGCCTTTGAATGTATCAGGTCGCATAAAAAAGCGATTATCCGGGGTAAGGATATTGGAAAAAGCCTTGTAATTTATATAGAGCGATTTCAGGCAACCGATTTGGGTACGCTAGAAGTTCTCATGCGGGAAAGTACGATGAAGGAAATTGGTCGCTTACTCGACCAGGGTAAAGAACTTGCTGCCGAAATGGCAAAGGATAAGCTCGATACTATAAGTACGGTATCTAATGAGTGCGCAACGGTTGAAGAGTTAGTTCAAAAGCTTGAAACGCTCTTTGACGACGCGAATACCGGCGTAGTATTTAGTTCGGTGCATCGAGCAAAGGGTCTTGAAGCAGAGCGTGTATTTATTTTACACGAAGAACTCATGCCCCATCCGAAAGCGAAATTAGACTGGGAGAAAGTACAGGAAGATAATATTTTATACGTAAGTTTGACTAGGTCAAAGAACAAACTTTACTTCGTAAAGAATGAAACTTAATACGGTTGTTATAGTGTTATAATTGCTACTTAGGAGTAACAATTATGAAAAACATTTATGACAACAAAGAATGGCTAATATCAGCTTACAAAAAGCTAGGCACGATTCGGGCGGTTGCAAAAGAAGCGAAAACAACCGCCCGAATTATTGCGGCAAGAATGGATAATTTCGAAATACCGTACAAACACAATACGTCAAAGGGCTATCGAACTCACAATAAACACGGATACATTCTTGTCCTTCAAAAAGACCATCCCGGAGCGACAAAGGGTGGATATGTTTATGAACATCGTCTGATTATGGAAAAAAAGCTAGGAAGATTATTGTTATCATCCGAAACAGTACATCACATAAACGGAATAAAATCAGATAATAACATTGATAACCTTGTACTAATGACGATTTCAGAACATCATTCTACACACGTGAAAACACAATATAAAAATGGATTATCTGAAATAAGCAGAAACAAGGAAATTGAAATTCTAGCTCTACGAGAAAGCGGATGTTTGGTACAAGAAATATGCAAAAAGGTAAATCTTTCAGGGCCAACTATTGTAAAAATATTGAGTCGCTATCCGATTCAATGCAAATCATGTCAAAGAACTTTTGATAGTCTAAAAGCTCTTGGTATGCACATAACAAGAGCGTATTCTAAAAACAAGCTGTATTTTGTTAAGGACGAGAAGCAAACATGCTAGTTCTCAGTATTCTATTTTCCATTGCGCTTATATCAACTTGTTACTATGGTGTAAAAAACCGGTTTAAAGAAAGCGCCATTTCACTCTTTGCAGCAGCGTTATTTCTGCTTGCACAAGCCGTTCTATTAGGAGGTCAATAGTGTTAAACCGTAAATACAAATCCGCTCTCATCTTTTACTTGTCCGGGTTGTTCTTGACCGTATTTAGCCCGGTAAAGATGCGCTCGTATTATCCGTCATGCTTTGCGCAGAACGGTACTGTCAAGTTCTACGATTTCGAGCTGCACTACTGGCTCAGAAAGGGTGTTCGCAATGTTCGGCAATTTCAAGAAACTGCTTGATAAGATGTTCAAGCGACCGGATAAGCGGACTTACAGTCCACCGATGCTGATTGCACAGTCTGTAAAGCAGACAGGCAAACGAGCACGCATTGGACTAGGTAAGAACAAAAGCAACAAACAGCCCTGCCGTCGTAAATCGCGCCAAATCGGTTTCAAAGGCAATAACAAAAGATCTCATACGTACTTATGAAAGGAGGTGATCTAATGCTCGAAAGAGGCAGGCCGGTAATCCCCGAAGATGAACACGTATTACAAAACGGGTTTACCAAGCCGCAATGGAAACGGCTGCAAAATGAAGCCCGTAAGAAAAAGCTCTCTGCGGCCTATTTAGTACGACAAATCATTGACTGGTATTTTGCTGCTATTGATAGCAATAGTACGGTAATACCATCCATTCAATCAGATAATGAGTTCGAAAAGCTCGTATCTGAATTCAAAAACAAGGAGTAACAAAGATGTCTGAATTTTGGGAAAGTGTTGAAAAGTTAATTGAAGAAGCTCCGGTCGTTGGCGGAAACGCTAACTATTCG